CGTGCTTGGTGATATTGGTTAGGCAGTTCGTAAGGAACTTAGGGTCTTTCTTAATGCCGTTGCGCCTGCGCTACGATTTGATTTTAGCAGGTTCCACGCCGATGTGGTTTGAGATTTCGCGATCTGAGAGCATGCCATTGGCTATGATGAAATCGACTTGCTTTTGGGTCCAGCGGTGGTTCATCGGCATTGCTCGCATTCAAATCCATACTGCGCACCCCGGTCAATGATGCGATTATGTTCATCGAGTTTGGCACCGCATAGGCAACGACCTGTTTCCTTGATGCGTTTGAGTTCTGCCTGGTGCTGGCGGTCCCAATAGTATTGGCGGTAGTGTTTGCGTAGGGTCATGGTTAGAAGAAGATTTCGGATTTATACGATTCGAGTTTAATAATGAATTTGATGAGTTCTACCTTGGCCGCATCGAGTTCCTCGGCAATATCCTCACGGTTTATGCGGAGAATCCATATAGGTTTTACCGCAAGTCTTGGGTCGTAACTGACAAAGTCGAGCCATTGCAGATCGGGATTGACCAGGAAATACGACCAGACCTGCTCCTTATATTCATTTGGAATCTTGCCCATTCGAATGTATTTGATGTGGGTCTTAGTCTTGGGGCATTTGATTTCGACAGCTCCTTCCGTTCCGACATAGCCATCTGGCGATTGACATAGGATGTCCCAATCTTCGGACTGAATCAAGCAGGGATGTTCTACCTCATGACCGGTGATGTTGGAATATTCCTGGATAGCCAGCGGTTCCATGTCGATACCGCGTTGCATTTCATCAGACATGAATTCATCATCATCGGCAATACCGACCTGTTCCTCGGCTATGAGTTCATCGATTAGGGCTAGATTATCCTTAGCCATCATTTTCTTAAGTCTTGACCCGGTTATCTTGCCGAGTCTTAGTTGGTGCCATTCGTGGCTACCTTGGGTGCAGTTGTGGATTATCATAGCTGTGAAACGATTTCTTCGATGTGCGATTCGTAATCTGATATGTTATGTTTGATGATGGTGCCATCTTCGGTGACCTCGGTCAAGGATAGGCAAGTCCAGCCATAGTCGGAATGACCAGAGGCGAACTCGGATTCTCCATACCATTTGGAGCTGATGTCAACCAAAGCATCTAAGAGACGGTTTCCGTTATCGATTTCGATTTGCAGGTGGTGTATCATGCTAGACCTCCCTTCTTGCTGTCCTTGGCCTTGATGACATCGGGGTGACCTTGCTCATCCTTGCTTAGGGATGTGTAAAGCTTCTTGAGCTGGTCCAAGGTAGTGCAGGCGTTAATGGCTTCGATGGCGTTGGTCGGGTCGATGGTCTTGGCTTTGGGAGCAAAGTCACGGATCCGCAAGGCATCGACATCCTCTCCGAAGGCACGGATTCGGCGCGCATAGATTTGAATTTGCTTGCCCACCCATTGCTCCATGTAAGGGGTTTGGTGAACCTTGGAGATAACCTTGGCGTTGGTGCTGTTCAGGATCATCGGCTTGACCGCTTCCATGAAGTGGATAACGAGGCAGTCCTGTTTCTTGCCATCGGTGTTGGCTACTTGTTCAACTCCTGATGATTTGATGGTAAGGATCATTTCCTCACCTGGTTGGAGCGCATATGCACCGATATAATCGGGATTCTTTAGCTGCTTCCAGTGCGTTAGTTTTTGGTTGTCTGACATAATTTATAGGTTTGGTTGAATACTGTTATTGGTTTTGAGAATGTGCGGCCGTTTTTGGTGTAGTAAACCCACTCGCCGACTAATGAGCTGGTCAAGACAATCTCGCCGCTGAATCGGTTTAAGTAGCAGGTGTTGAGTTTTACATCCATCGCTTGAAGATTTCGTACTGGTCCTTACCGCCTTTCTTGTATGAGTCTGCTACAAGGTCGATAAGCTTAAGTGAAGCTTCAAGTGGCATATCAATGTTATAGCTATGCCTGATTTCGCGTAACCTGTCCAATAGCGGTTGGATGCTTCCTGCATCATGGGTAGATGCTAGATTGGATTCGGATACGTTTGAGATGCTCTCGGCATTGCTCGTTGGTGTTTGGGCCGTGGATGAGCCAGTAAGCTCGGAGTCGCTCGATGAGTGACCAGTTGACGTTGGTTGCGATGGTGTCATTTTGTTCGGTTTTGATTGGTAGTTTTTGAATGATTCTGGAGTTGAATTCCTCGATGCTCATTTGGGTAGGGATTTAGTGAACAGATAAACACTTATACCTATAAAGATAAGTGCTGTGAGGAAATGATCTTGGTCTACTGCGGCCATTGCTAGGAATGTCGATAGGAATGCGAATAGTGGTTTCATGGTGTTTTGGTTTAGTTTGATGCCGCTAAATTAGTACAAAATTGTACTGATACAACAAAAATACCCTAGATTTATTTATTTTATTGATTGTCAGCCTATTTATTTTTACTTCTTGTTTTTCAATAGTACAATTATATACATTTGCGCCCATGTCAAAACTGAGAGAATTAATAAAAAGTACTGGCCTCAAGAATGAGTACATAATTAAGCGTACCAACATTCCGCGCAATAAGTTTTACATGGCCTTAAAAGCTCCATCATTATTATCGATGGATGAGCTAGATAGATTATCTTTCGCCCTTCAAATAGAGAAAAAGATACTCATTAAGCTTATCAATGACTGACACTAAACTACCCGACCTGATCCTGGACTCCTTGGAACTGGGAATGAATAAAAAACTGATGCTACTTGCCACCGGTATTGATGAAGAGACATTCAACCATAATGTCGAATATGACAACTTTGACCCAGAAGCGGTAAGGAAACTGAGAAATATTATCAAAGAATGGCGCAAAGCAAATGCAATATTTTAACCCTATAAAACCAAACCCATGATTTACAAAGTAGCTTGCAGCGTACTGCTGCTAGGTATCATCTTCCTGGGAACACGGCTGAAGGTCGCGGAAGATAGAACCGAATCAATTATTGAAGAACTCTCGGCCAAGCGAGGCGAATGCGTTGAATTGCAAGAAAGGTTTAATAGCCTTAATGCCCAAATCGATACGCTGCTGGATGAGAATGCCCAGCTTCTTATTACCAATAATGAAATAAAAAATCAAACCCCTGAAACAATCATCAAATATGTCAAAAGGAAACCTTCTGTTAATGGGACTGCTTCTGAGCGGTTCATTGAGCTACTCGCAAAGCGTTACGAATTCGAGTGATTCGCTGATTTACACGCCACAATATCTATTCGAGTTGATGGTGGCTGACTTGGAGAAATGCGATTTGGAACGAATTGAGCTGAAAAAAGCCAAAGCTGAGCTGGCTATTATTTATGTGGACCTTGCCAAGGTTCAAAGTGCCAAGCAGGTAATGTCCGAGCAGTTGAAAGACTTGCGGTCTTATAACGATAGCTTGATATCGAATAACCTTGATTTGACCATCCAAGGTCAAAAGAACCTGGATAAGATGAAGCGCAGCCGTAATTGGTGGCGCGTAGGCACCTTTGCTGGGTTCTTGACTGCAGTCGGGGTTCACATGAATTGGAAGGAATCATGGTTCAAGGTGGGAAAGTAGCCTTAATCACAGGCATCACTGGTCAGGATGGAGCTTATCTGTCCGAGCTGCTGCTATCCAAGAACTACAAGGTTCACGGCATCAAGCGCAGGTCAAGCAGCCTAAACACTCAACGAGTCGATAGGTTCTACGACCATCCTGATTTCACCTTGCACTATGGCGATGTGACCGATGCGGCCAATATGATGGCTTTGATTAACCGCATCCGACCCGATGAGATTTATAACCTGGCGGCGCAGAGCCATGTGGCGGTAAGCTTTGAAACCCCTATTTATACGGTCAATGTAGATGGCACCGCGATTCTCGGCATTCTTGAGGCGGTCCGTCTGCTTGGCTTGGATTGCAAGATTTACCAGGCAGGCACCAGCGAGATGTACGGCAATGCACCAGCACCGCAGAGCATCAAGACTGCTTTTCAGCCTTGCTCACCCTATGCCTGCGCCAAGGTCATGGCTCACCATCTGATGCAGACCTATCGAACGGCTTATGCGATGTTTTGTGTGAACGGTATCCTGTTCAACCATGAAAGCCCTCTCCGCGGTGAGACTTTTGTTACGCGCAAGATTGTGGATGCTGCCAAGAAGATTTACCATGGCAAGCAGACTGTATTGAAGCTTGGCAATTTGGATGCGGTTAGGGATTGGGGTCATGCGAAGGAT